AGTATTGCAGATGCTCTGTAGAGTCAGCTATGCGATATGATAAGCAACCGTCTTTGTCCCCGAGCGTAGGCCTTCATAGTATGGGCTCCGGGGTGCACTGGTCTATGTGCACAAGAGAGTAGGGAGCGGCAATGGCTAGCCGGCCCCCAGTATGCGAACATTTGTGACACGATCCCTGGGACAGAGTGTGTGTTCGCGACCGCGTCATCACGGGAGTTCCCAAAATTAGCGAGCCGAAATCACAGGGCGTACGTGAGCCGTATAGCCCGTACGTCCATTTCCGCTTGTCCCCGTTTACCGACGTCTGTCTCACATAAAGTTGCTATTTTCTTATTTTATAAATGCGCGCTAACACATGATTCGCACTCACCCCGTATGGACCCGTCAAATTAATACGGCGTGAACGATGTGTTAGTCGGGTGACGATCACTTTCCAGTGTCTACCGCTCGCCGTAAGAAGGCAGCCCCTTCCAATTGGGTAAATTTGACTAGGTGTGAGTCTGATGGTGGACTAGGCCCGGGAGAGCCACACACTGAAACTACCCCTCCTGCCGCTACAGAGAGAAACGGAAACGCTAATTCCAAGTGCGTAAAGGAATCTGCTCACGCAGACGATTTAAACTTTAGTTTAACCACCCAACCCCCAACATCTGTGCTTATACCACAAACCCCACTTCTCCCACCTTGTCCAGTGGGAAGCCCCATCACCACCGCCTCTGACTCGGCTGACAACCAGGGTCAACAGAGAAAGCGGGACAACAAGCAGAAACGAGGTTCACACCCTCGAGGACGTCGAGACAACCTGGCTATCGCTAGGAGCCTCACAAACCCCTCAGTGAACTATGACGCTGCTAATATGAAAGCCTCCTATGAGGCTGACATCCGTGAGGTAGAGCGTGTGTCCCCTACCAGCAGACCGCAATTCCCATCTGCGTCTGCCACACCTCGCGACGAGCCTGCCAAGAAGGTAGTCCCATGCACCACCGTGTCGAGCGAAGACAGTCACTTCTTCGTTTATTATGGCCCGGGTGGAGAAGCGCTAGACCCATCGCGCTTTGGTCTGTCCCTAGACCAGTTGGATGCATGTGTGACAGGCCTTATTGCAGACAAAGGTCTGCTAGCCAGAACCTACCGGTCATCCATGACCGCACTGAAGAAGATGGTACCCATTCCAGGTACACGCACTACTGTGCGTGTTCGTGCTCTGGAGGTGTCCATAACAAAGGTGCAATCGGTAGAGGAGGAGTGCCGACCAGGCGACGACCGCAGTGTTGAACTCACTACGGCTGGTGTTGACTCCCGCATTAGTGTGAATATGCGTGAGTTCGATCTCAAGTATGACTCTGTCTACTTTAAACGAAGCAAGCTGTCCATTGACATGGTTAGCGGACCTACCATCTACCGCGAGTTTAGGAGTAATCTCGCGAAAGTTCGCAATGCCGTTGCTCGTCGCACCGGCACAGACCGCGCCTCCTCGGTCGCCGTGTCAAAAGCCCTTAGAATGGACAGACAGACGAACAGTCTCAGCAACAAACTACTGGACACATCTGTGTCTGCAGATCACGAGTTATCAATTTGGTTACTCGATCGTGCCACCAACAGGAACCCGGGAAACCAACTACCTGCCAGCGCCTCAACCACTTGCGCTTGGTGGGTTACGAGGTTGGTGAGTTTCCCATTCCGATTGCCGTACCACATCCTGATCTGTACATTCGTCTGCATCGCCATGCTCTTTTGCGAGATCGTGAGCAAGTTCCTGTGGCTTTTTACCACCATCTGGGCCCTTTGTCCAGCTCTGGTCAGCCCCAGCTCGCACCATATATCCCGAATCCCAAGTCAATTCGGAATCATTTGGCTGCGACAGTCCACAGATTTGGCCGTGAAAGCAAACCAAGTGACATTAGCAGTGTCCAACGATTCACGGCTTACTCGAAAGCGTTTATTAAGCGCTTTGGCAGTGTTGATCGTAGTGATATTCTTGAGTTTGATGAGTGGTTAGCCTCCTGCGGCTACTCAGGCGGTCGAAAGACCCAGCTAGCAAACTTATGGGATGATGATTTCAACATTGATACGAGACTGCTCAAATCGAAGTTATTTTTGAAGTGGGAAGGTTATTTAAAACCCAAGCACGCGAGGGGTATCAACTCTTACTCTGATGAGAGTAAGCTTATTTTCGGTCCGTTGTTCAAATCAATGGACAAGTGTTTCTTTCGCGAGCGATTCTTTACAAAGGGCACGGATGTATCCGAGCGCCCTGGCATGTTGTACGATTTATTTGGAGAACGTCCTGTAGTTGAGACAGATTTCACTAGTTTCGAGAGCCACCACCGTGGCGCCTTTTCCGACATTGTCCATTATTGGATGATGCATATGATGCGCGGTTTGCGATTACCAAAGGGTCTGCAAAGGCTCATATCTGTCGCAGTGAAAGGTGTGAATGTATGTGAATCACAATTCATCACGGCCCACGTGCCCCAGACGTTGATGTCTGGAGCGTTGTGGACTTCTAGTAGCAATGGGTTATTGAACCTACTTGTGATGAGTTATCTGTGGTCAAACAATAAAGCTGATAATCCCGAAGACCAAGCAAATTTTGCTTTTGATAATTTCAAAGGCCTGATTGAAGGTGATGATGGGATCACAGAAACCTTTGATGTTGACCAGCAACTTATAGACAGCCTCGGAATTGATTTAAAGCTTGAGTCCGTGAATAATTACGGCGAAGCATCTTTTTGTGGCATTGTATGCCCCGTTGGCTCAGATGACGTGTTGTACGACCCTAAACGGTTCCTGAGAAATTTCTTTTGGCTGCCTTCCAAATTCGAGCGGTGTAAGCAATCTGTTAAAGACGGCTACATTCGCGCGAAAGCCCTCTCTTATGCACATAATTTTGGCGGTTCACCTATCGTGGGCCCGATTTCTAGATTCATATGTGAACACACAAAGTCAATTAACATCCAGAACGTAGTTTTAGATAGTTTTGACTCCTACAAGAGGGAGCAATTAGAAAAGACGATAAACACTAGACCAGATGATGAGAAACTTGTATCAGACGCTTCGCGTGAACATGTTGCTCTGAAGTTTGGCATGTCTATCAAGCAGCAATTACACATTGAAAACCGCGTTTTACGTGGAGAAAGTGTTGATTTATCATTGTGGATGATGCCAGATGATGATGACCATAATCTCATGCATATCACAGAGTATGAAAGTGACGGTATTAGGTGGACTCCAAACCACCTACCCCCAATCTTAGCTCAGATTTTGAGAGATGGCCATTTAGGTATACCATCCGCGCGTAAGAATAAGGAACTTATGCCAAGAAGTGGTAGCCGAACAGCCTCGGCTTAAGAATAAGGTATAGAGATGGAAACTCTATTTTGTTTAAACCAAATGAAATGCTATTCACACTGCGGTGTGAATTTCTACCTAC